ACATTGTGCGCTTGCGACTATCGGCTGCGGTTAGTGTTATTGGGAAATTGATCTTTAATGTTTTACTCATCGGATCAAGTCCTCCTCCTCTTGTATTTGCTCGATGCTCATTGCACCGATGCGGTTTAGGATTTCATAAACTTGCGCACGCTCTAATGCAGATCCACGCAAGAAATCGTCAATGTCAAATCTGACCTCAACACCATTTGGCACAAAATCAGCCATTGACAATCTTTGCTCTATTGGCGTAAGGATATTTCTAAGACTAAAATCGATAAGTGCTTTGCGCTCCATAACAGTCGTGCTATATGTTTGACTTGTTAATTCAGCAGATACAAATGATGCCGGAATGCCAACTGCGCGAGCAATTTCAGTTGCAAGATATTGTCTTGCTTCATTTAATTGTAATTTAGCTGGATCAAATCCTAATGCTTGCAATTCCACATCAGCATTTAAGAATGCAGTTGATCTAGTTGCTCGACTTGCTTTCCAACTCTCAAGTAATCTTGTAATGCGCTCTGGAGTAAGGTTTGTGCCATTTGATTTAAGCACCATTGTTGGAACTGGTTCTTTAGCATACATCTCAGCTGCTTTTTCTAATTCTTGTGCTGCTCTTATTGTGCGACCTGCACGATTAAGCACACCTTCATCTAAACCATTGAATACAACTAAACTGCCTACACCACTTAAAGGTAATTCCTCACCATCAATTCTGTAAAACAAAATCTCTGTTTGATTGTAATTTAATTGGTAAGTAATTCGGTCTGGCGAAATTCTTGTCCATGCTCTTACTCTTGCGCCATCGCTGTCTGAATAACTATCTAATACTTGACCATAAGCAAAACCAGTGAATAATAAATCTTCGGCTATCCAAGCGTATGTCGCAGATCCAGCAATGCGTGGATCAGGTTGCATCAAAACTCTTGTTGGTCGTAAATGTTCTTTTGTAAAATGATTGTAAGTTTCAATTGGTAATGATCCAATTGTTGCGCAAATTATATTTCTTGCTCTTGCAGCTGATGGAACTGACATTGCTTGCTCACGAGTTGCAGATTGTGTTCCAAAGAATACGCCACCAACGGCAGCTTGGATGTTGTAAGGTGCATAGGATGCAGCCACATCAGTTAGTGGTGTAATTGTCTTGTTTGTGATAAAACGATCTAATAATCCCATTAGCACATAATATACCATAAGTCCTAATTATCCGATTTGAATGTCAATCTCCGTTTCAGGTTGTGTCGCAAAGTATGAGCAAAGACTTGTGGCAACGGCTGCACAAACTGCGACCCTGCTCGCTCTCCTACCAATAATCCATGATCCATCACCATAAGGCAATTTTGCAGCTGACAAAGTTTGCTGTGTCAATTCCTCTTGTCCAGAATGCTGCAACCTGTGTGAGTTGATTGCTCCAAGCCACCGGTCGCAACTTTCGGCATAAATTGCTCCATCCATGTCTGTGATGGGAATACCGGCTGGCACTAACCTGCTTGCCACAGCTGCTGAGGTTCGCTTTGAATAAGCAACAGTTTGAGTATTGTATTTGCGTGCATAAGGTGCTAGGTCGTTTGCAATAGCCAAATCATTTAAGCTGTAATCATTTGACCAAGTGTGTAGCAGTTGCACATAAAATCTTTCACCGGATAATCGCTGCGCTGCAACTAAGGCTGCAAATTTCCTGTCTGGTGAGCAATCTAGCCCTAACCAAGTTGGAGCATCAAGATCGAGTTGTATTGGCTCAATCTTGCACATTGCCCACTTTTGCGGATCAATTGCGCTGTTAATTGTATCGACCCACATTGTTAATAATTCGGTTTTGACAATATCCGGTGGATCATTAATTGCAGCCAAAATGTTATCTGGATGAATGGTAATGCCTAATGATGGATTGGCTTGAGCAAATGCTGACCAGTTAATTTCACCAGACGGAAGGTGAATTGGTGAATCCGGTTCGGCACTCCACTCAAACCAACCAATCGGATCGTTGGTCGTAGCTGATGCCAACGCCCTCTCACGCAATTTGTTTAAGATAATTGAATGCTGATCTCCGGCTGAACTATAAACCCAAACCTGCGGATTTTTAGCACTCATCATTGAATAGCGCATTGATGACCAAGCATCTTCATCTTTATATTCACGCAACTCATCCATATGTATCGATTCAGGTTTGCTCAACCCTCTCGCAGCATTGTTAGCAGCCTTTACAACAAATCGTCTATTGCCAAATAATTCAATTTCCTCTGCACCATGTTGCCATCGGATTTTCTTTACTTCCTTTTCAAGTTCCGGATGTGTTTCAATTAAACCAACAATCTGCCGAAATGTTTCAAGTGATGTTGTTAGCCGGTGCGCTGATGCCAGCTGTAATCCCTCACCCCACACAAACATGCCGGTCAAGATCCTAAGCATCATCAATGTGCTCTTGCCGTTTTGTCTGCTAAGGCAAATCCCTATCTCAGAATGATGCCAGCGACCATCCGGCTTTACTTTGTGTCCATTGATTACAACAAACTTTTGCCAATCCATCAGCTGTATGCCAAGTTGTCCGGCAAAATCAATCATCTCTTGACCTTTAGACGGCAAATCATTGAGTTTGGTGCAAATTCGAGGAGTCTGCACACCTCCTAAACTCGATTGAGCGTGATCTACGCTTATCTCTCCAGTTTGTAAGTTAATCAAATCGATCAAGTCTGATCGTGGCTGATTGAGGTGTTTCGTGGGTTAGAAAGGAACAGGGGGGTCGGTGGTGTCGCTTTACGCACAAAAAACCGCCCTCCCTTGCTGTAATTGCATCTAGAGCATGCAGCAACAAGATTATCCATAGTATCTAACCCACCAGACTTTCTTGGCAGTATGTGATCGACTGTATTCGCCTCTTGCCCACAGTAATAACATGTGTATTGATCTCTTAACAAAACGCTTGACCTAATTTTGCGCCAAAGGCTTGTAGATCCTGTTGATCGTAATGCTGACTTACTCATCAATACCAGCCTTTAAGCCTGTGATGTGCCAGTGCATTGCATGGCGTTTGATACCGATGTTTAACATATTGCAATCCTATATCAATTTGCTTAAATCCGTTGCGTTCTTTCATCTTTAACAATTGTGGTATTCCATAAGCTGATGAATGTGGGTTCTTTGCATCAGGCTTCCATCTGCTTTCCTTATGCCATAACTCATCAATACAATAAAATTCATTAACATCATTTAATTGAATGAATGCATATTGTCTGTAATGGTTTGTTTTGTAATTAGCAGCTGAGGAATAATCTTTTAAAAAGAGTAAAGTTAATACCATTACACAAACGACTGACCAAACTCTGCGCCTTCCGAGTCTAGCCGTTGGCGACTCAGCTTTTCGATTTAAGATCGAACGCTTTTCTAGGGTAGCATGCCTGTCAAGGTTTCCGTTCATTTTGTGGTGTGTCGATAAAAAGGTTCAATAAGAAATAAATCCTCCTCTAGCCAAGTATCACTAAAACCTGTTCCCTCATTCATATTGACACCCATCCTAAATAAGTAGCCTCTGGATTATCTATCAGCCATTGCTCTCTCAGCTTGTTTTGATGCGCCCAATCAATATCACTCATTTGCTCCTAATCAATGCACAAGTATGGCAAGGCAACTCCCTAAACTGCCAATCACCACACTTGATGCATCGACTTACTTCACTATCAGGCACAGTTTCTGCATCTACAATGTTTTTTATCCCGACCGCACCGCAGGAAGTGCATTGGTAGGCTTTAAAACCTTCGGGCGTGTCTAGTTGATCTAGCCACAGGAACTCAACCTTACGACTACATCCATTGCACTTAAATAATGTCATGTATAATGCTTACTGCCTGCAATGACATTGTGAGCAAACCATATACATACCATCCCGCATTAGCCTGTCATCATTACATGCTATGCAAAACTCTGATGATGGCTCTAGCTTTACTCCTGCATCTGTAAATGTTGCAGTAAAGCCTGAGCCGTCAATGATTTGTAAATCACCCATTATTCACCTCCTTCGAAATACCAAGATCCTGCAGCTGTGAGTTTGTGCCAACGAGCATCACATTGTTGATCTTTGGGTGCGCTGCAAACATAGCCGTAATAAGGCTTGCCTGTCTTAGCTGTGCCTTCCTTAAGGATCATCATGCCATGTGTGCATTCTTGTTGTTGAGGTTGGGTCGGTATGGTTGCGATTGCATCCCCAACTGACCACGCTTGCGGTTCGCCCTCTGACTTAGCATCATCTCTAAATGATTTCCTAAGTGCCAATTCAATGAGCTGAGCGTTGCCACTTTTGCCATAATTGTTTTTAAGCGGTTCATTCTCTACCTTTCTCATATCATCTTTTGTTGCAGTCTTGTCAGACCCCTTGAGTATAATTATTGCCCTTCCAAGTGCTGATGTTGCAGTATCCTCAACATAAAACTTTTTCATGTTTGGAATATAAGTTTCCCTTGATCCAAATGCAATGTTGCTTACAGCTGGTGTTGCATCTTTTGCATCACGCCATAATGTTGCTTGCACCAAGATATAACCATTCACCGGATCATGGCTAACCACCGATATATCGGATCTGCCCATAGGATAATTGCCAATAAACCATTTGTTCAGGGTTGCCACATCCTCGTAATCGTTCATGTTAAATGCCATCATCTACTCCAAAATCATTTTCGTATTGATCAAAAAGTTCGGAATAGATTGCTGCATAACCAATGATGTCTTTGACACTATCTTTGTGATTAGCGGTTTCAGACAGCCGGCTGACTTTGACAAGCAGTTGGCACATTGCGACCTGCATGGGCGATATGTAATCTCCAAGATATGCAGTCCAAAGTTCTGCGATCCGTTCGTGATTTGTTCGACTGCTTCCGTAAATCGATCCACGATCGGTAAGGATGCTTGCGCACTCATCTAGCAGCTTAACCCTGTTTGTCATAATCAAACACTTCGTCTGACTGCTGTTTAATGGTAATCATTCTGCGATGCATATCCCAACCCATTGCCCTGCCACGCCAATAACCCCGATTGTAAGTTTCGGTTTGCCATAAATTAAGTGCGTAGGCTAATAAGCCGGTTGCTATCATAAACCACAAAACTGTCAATCCGTTGATTTTCATACGCTCACCTGTATTTTGTCAGCGTAAGCCATTTGCCAATCAAAGCCATTTGCATCATCAATTGCATATCCGGCTTTAACACGATCTTTGTGCAGTTCAGCTGCTCTGTGTCCAGATGGTCGTTTGCATGTCATTCCTGCTTTTGCTGAGCAAGTAGGACAATCTAAAGACATTGCACAAACATCACCACGAGTTGTGCCTTTGCACCACTCGCATTTTCTTTCATTTGCTTTCATGTCGCTCCCTTACATATCCACACACCCTGTGCAGATACATAAAGTATGACCTAAATCAAGGACATTGCGTGGATTTGTAGCAGTTATTTGATAACGAAATGATAACGATTATGCGTATGTGCGCTTGTTATATGTAAATGATCCATCTTGATTGACCGGTATTAACTCAACTTGATGACCTTTTTTGCCAAATTGGATTACCACAAATCCCATGTTCCAGTCAGCTGAATTATATTTAAGATATCCGGCTTGCCTCATGTCCATAAGGTGTCCAGCCTCAATGCCCCAAATAGTTGAATAACGCCCATTTAAGCCAGTTGTATGCCTCACAGCACCCTGCCTATGGGAGTGCCCACAAACGGTGTTTAAATGCCACTTTTTGGCAAGATTGAGGGCAGTTATGCCAGCATGCTTAGACATGTTGCCTTCATCCCCATGTGCCAAAAACCAGTTTTTTTCAAATGCCATTCCACGCCTGTGAAATTTTATGCCTAGACTTGCAAAATCCATAAACCGTTCATAGGTTAATTCTGGCAATCCAATCAATGATGGCGCACCTTTGAGCAATGTGGTGTAAAGCCGATCTGTATGGTTGCTCCTTACAATGTCTGTGGTGCGTAAGTCAAACAAAATATCTTGCGCAAGTTTTCTTTCGGCATCTAATGATTCTGTAAATTCTGCCTTTGTATTTTTTACCCAACGACTTTGTGCAGTCATGTCTAGCTCATCACCGGTATTTATCACATAATCAAACTTCTCATGATTGCCCATTTTAATCAGATTTTTAAGAGCTGCAACATGGTGCAACGGAATTTGTAAATCAGGAACTACTAAATACCTGCGATTAGGTTTAGTCGTCATCCTCATCCGGATCGATGCGTGGAATTATCGCATCAGGTTTATCGTTGGATATCCAGTCGGGCAAGGCGTTTGGCTCTTGCATAATCCAAAACGCCATTTCTTTACTAAACCCTGCACGCTTTGCAGCTGTGAATGCTTCATGTAATGTAATGAAATGCGTATCTAATTTGGTCAATTCACGAGTTTGGCGAACGACTCGACGATTGATCTTTTTGTGTTTGATAGGTTTTCGTGTGTTCGCCATAGGAAAATTATTGCTTACTAATCAAGACAAACAGATCATCAACACGCTTTTCTAATCTGGTAATTTGATCTTTGATGCTTGTGCCACCATTAGGTCGCAACTCATTGAGCCAACCTCTAACTAAGAAACGCAACCCGATCAGCACGCCTGTTAGCACAGCGCAAATGCCAGCCCCAAAGCCAGCCCATTCTGTTGGTGTCATTTGGCATTGACGCCATAGTCTGCTTCGCTCCCTGAATTTGGATCAATTGCTTTTGCTACTGGTGCAATCAATGCGCCAAGTAATACAGCAAACTCTGGTCTGATATCAGCAACAATTGCAAGTGCAACAGTTATGCCAGATGCAGCAACAGCTCTTAAATATGATTTAATTGCTGCCTTGTGTTTATTTGATAGTTTCATGCATCTCCTATGGTCGGGCAACTGCCATGATTAGTGAATAGTTGCGTTTGCGTAAATAAACACCATCGCCATTTGATTGACTGCCTTGCTTACCGGATGAGGTATTGCCCTCAATTACTTGCAAGTATTTTAACGCTGTGTTATTCCATTTGACAATGCCAACATGATCCGGCTCATCATCTTTGTCAAATTGAAAGAAAACGATATCTCCGGCTTTTGCCTGTCCTACTGGTATCAGCTTGCCAAGCATGGCAAACCATTTAAGTGCATGATCGCAGCTTGCAAACCCTTTACCGGATTGAGCTGCTATTGACCCGCCAAATCCTGCTTTGTTGTAGCACCAAGATACAAACATGGCACACCAAGGCTGATTGTTTAAGCCATACCACTTGCCATATTTTGTGTCATTGATCGGCTGCTCCTGATAGCCAATCTCAGCTTTAGCAATCTCTAATAATTTTGGCATAGTTCCTCAAGATTATGCTAAGAGTAATTTAGCCTCGTCAGCGGTTATGCCTAATTTGTCAAGTAATGCAGATTTGGCTGATGCATCTGCTTCCGCTTTTGCAATTTCGGCTTCTTGTGCCAATTCAGCATCAGCCCATCTTGCAATAGTTTCTGCATATTCATCCGCATCTAATTTAACAACTTCATCATTTACACCTTTATTTAAGGTTGGATGAGATTTTTTTAGTTCTTTTATTTTATCTAATTTATTCATTATGAGTTCGCCAATCCGTAGATTCTTGCTTCTCCGTCAAAATTACCTGATGCTGGCAATAACTTAAAACCTGTGATTGATGTAGTGTTTGAGGAATTGAATCCGCCAACATATGTTCCCATATTAGTTTGGTCATTAGGATTGTTTTGAGATTTAAGATTAGATGTTGCAGTTAAACCACCACTACCTCTTGATAGTTGGATTAAACCAGCAACACGCCCTTGTCCGTCTTCTTCTAACCTTGAAATGGTGGCTAACGAATTAGCATAACTTCCATAGCCAGTTACTGCTGCACCTGTGTGGCTTATTCTTAAAACACCACCTAATATCCCACCCGTGTAAGCGGTATTTGTTCCAGTAAAAAATGAAATACCCAAAGTTGATGCACCTGCTGCATTGATGCGTTGGATACCTGATAAAACAATTAAATAATTGTTGTAAGTTGAGGTAAATACTGAAAGAAAATCCTGTGAAGCAACATTTCCAAAACTTACGGCACTAATTAAAGTCAATCCTGATGCTGAAACTGCAGGAGCAGCCCATTTTAATCCTGTTGCTTCCGCACTATCCGCTGTTAAAACATGTGTGTTTGTGCCAACAGGTAATCTTGCATCAAGAGTTGAAAATGTAAATAAATCACCCTTTGTTGTTAATGGTGTTTGATCGCTTGCTGTTGCCCATGCTGGCACACCCGCAACGACAGTTAAATGTTGTCCTGATGACCCAATCGGTATTCTTGTATTTACATTTGATGTTGATGAGCGAAAAGATAGATCGCCAAGAGTTGTTTCAGGATTTAAGTTTTTTGTGGTCGTATCAACAGATGAGCCAAGTGTGCGGATTGCTGATGCGCCATCCTTGACCAAAGCTGTATCGTCTGGAGTTGTCCAGCCGTAATTGGTAGTGGTTGCCATATTGTCCTATTCTCAGGATACGATTGTAGCGTATTCCCATGTCAAAGTTTGATCTATCGTTTGGAATGTTTCATTTATTGGAACAGTATTCCAACGCATTGCCACCTGACTAAATGCCACAGGCGACAGGTTTAGCGTTAAGAATAACTCGTTAAATCTTGTGCTCCATGACCAGCCCTCAACATAACCTTCAAACTCACCGCCTGAGATTTGATCCGGCAGGTTTTTGAGGTTTAGTGGTTGCCCCATAAATACGCCAAGCAAACTATCCCGATCTGCATTGTCAATCTCTGGATTTGTAATTGGGAAGGTTATGGATTGGAATGCTGGCAAGGGAAAGGCTCGCTGAGCAATGTAGCGATCTGCAACTTCTTGAGCATCCACAGCTGAATGAATAACTGAGTTTATGCTTTCGGCTTTGTAGCCATAAAGTGCAATTGATGATGCGCTGGTTGCAGTTTCTTGTGATCCAAAGTTGTTGCCATAATTGATGTATATGTCATTGCGTAGATCAGCTGCTCGAACGACAGTTGAAAGTCC